AATACGCAGAACCTTTATTCTCACTCAAAGCAAAGCCTTTGGTAACCAATAAACCCGACTTTTGCGGCTGGCGACTCACCAAGTACGGCATTGTTAAGTCTCCCGTGCAGTTGTACCAATCTTTGCAGCTTGCATTGAGACTAGGAAAAGTGGAGGAAGTTAAACGTAGCTACGCCATTGATTATCTCTTCGCATACCGGCTTGGTGACCAATTATACGACGTATTTGATGAGAACGAAATGGAAAAACACCAACTAGTCACCAGGACTCTAATTAAGAAGGGGATGCAACCACCAAGTTCTGGTGACCACTTGCCAGTATTCCATGTGACGTCTGATAGGCTAATCCGAGACCCCAGCGCTAAGAGAGTATCGACGTATGAGTACGACAGCGTTAGCTTACCGTTCGAACTAATCGATGACCATTTCTCACTCAATTCAAGCCGGGCGGACAGGGAAGACATGAACAACGCAAGGGATACTCAAACTCGAGACCACACCAACTCATCTGGCCCTCCCGAAGGCAGAGAGCCGCTACTTAGCGACCTCTTTCCACAACTAGCCTCTCTATAGATGTGTAATCATATTTAGTTACTAACATTAAGATAGATAGACTAACTATTACGTAAACCAAATGCCTGACAGTTATGTTCTAGATTAGTTTGAAATGAAGACTGACCTGATACTACAGATCGTAAACAACCACGGCTTTGAGCGCACCGAAACACCTATTAGAGAACCCATCGTCATCCACGGGGTACCTGGTTCTGGCAAATCCACTTTAGTTAAAGCATTGTTGAAGTTCCAATCCGTTATCGCGTGTACTCTTGGAGCACCCTACGGTCGCACACTTGCCTCACCTGGAATCACAACGCCTGAGCTCACCACTGCCTTGACAGACCACGAGACCCGGATTCTTGACGAGTATCAGCTGGGTGACGAATCTATTGCGGTGCCTTTCAACATTTTGATCGGGGATCCTTTCCAAGGCACTCTGCACTATAAAGCCCACTTCGTCAAGCGTAATTCGCACAGAGTGCCCAAAGCAGTTTGTGACTTCTTAACTACACTTGACTACGACATTACCGGGACCTCAGAAGGTAACATTGCACAACTTCCAATTTATAGCAGCGACCCATCTCCACCCTTGGGACAAGTTCTTCACCTGGGACCCGCTTCCCGTCAGCTGACTAAGAGCCATAACGTGTGTTCACGGTCTCCCTCAGAAGTTCAGGGCTTAGAGTTTGACGAAGTTACTCTGGTTTACCACTCTACCGAATTTCAAAAAGATCGTGCCGGGTTTTACATTGCTGCCACCCGAGCTGTCAACCGCCTCAACCTGATAACGGACACGCACCTGCCCCAAATAACCAATCACTAACGACCACAGCCGGATGAGCTTTGCCCCTCCTCCAGACTACTCTAAGGTATATATCACCCTTGCAGGAGGCTTCACTGCCGGCATATTGGTCTACACCCTCAGGTCCAACCACTTACCACACGTCGGAGACAATACACACAACTTACCACACGGCGGGCGTTATTGCGACGGCAATAAACAAATTCATTACTACAGACCCAATTCTGGCGGCCAACAAGGAGGATCGTTCATTCCCTTGCTCTTCGTATTTATCCTCTCCTTGGCTATACTACTGCTTAGCCGCCCTCGCCGCCGTCTTTGCGTACGCTGCTCTGAACCTCATTGACGGACCACAACGCGGCTGCATAATCACAGTCACAGGCGCCTCAGTACAGGTATCTAACTGCCCTCTTGAGCACGTGCCCACTATCGTAGAATCCTTTAGTTGGAGCAAACATGGTGATTGTGACCACTTTCCACATAGACCGTGCGCGTGAACTAATTATCACAAACACAAATAGCTGCAGAGATGCTTTGCTCAACCAACTGCAGACTTTAAGAGTGGAATTGCAGACTACTGGAGCCAGACTGGACAATTTCTATTCAGCCACTACCACCAGCTGGCAACTTATCCGCGACCGCCTGTGTGACTCCAGTTCGGGCTCTAGTGCGATTCTTGACACAGCAACTGCCGAGACAAGGTCTGCGACGCCCGACACACCCCTTGCAAATCTTAAACGCACTTTCTTCTCAAATGCAAACATTGCTTTGGATGCCACTCGCACACTATTGGGTTACGTTCCCCCAGCTAGATATGACGTGCCACAAGCTACGCTACCTCTGGATGAATTATTTGGGCAACTTCACGCCCTACACCAAAACTCCTTGGAGTGGCTCACACACATCAATCACAATGTGGATTCGATCTTGGACATGCTCAACCCAAGCAATCTGTTATCACAAGGTACACCACTGAATCGGTTACGTGAAGTGCTAGCTGATCTGACTGGAAAGGTTGACGACATATACTCAACACTACAATTATCAAAGCTTGAAACTGACCAGCCAAGCTCTTCAAGACCTGCCAACAGATTCGAAATCATTGAGCACAGTCTAGAGAGTTTACATACTAAAATTGATGAACTCACTTCAGCGGTGGCACAAACGCTCGATCGTCCTCACGTCACGCCAGTACCAGATGAGATGCGACCTTCCACCAGCACGCGTGAACTCCCAGCCTACCAAGCTCAACACCCAACGCGACCGTGTAGAGCCTACGGCACTGTACTTTTCGAAGACAAGATTTTGAAAATACCCATGGACATTACTGGAAGACCAGTGTCCACCGCTTTGAAACTTGAACTTCATCTCGTCACTAATGACCAGACAACAATAGTGTCATATAGAATCTACGATGATGGCTACCTTTTACTATCTGACGACATTGAGACGGCACACAAACTGCAACATCGCTTAAGTGACTGCCTCGCGTTGTTGCACCAAAGATGCCCCAACTTTATCTACAAGATAAAGGGGGCTGGTTTGTGTTAAGTTTGTTAGAAGGTTGAATCAAGCAAGTGAGGCGTGTTAGTTGCAAGAATGAATGAACAAGGAAACACGAGCACCCAGTCACCACGAGGTACAGTTAACCCGCCTGGACCACCACCGCCTAGCGTATCAGCTTTCGGCCAAGGTCAAACTAGGCCATCTGGTAGCCGCGACCCCCCAAATGCTAACCCAGTCACCAATGAACAGGACGAACTGATGCCCGCCGTAACTGAATTCGAAAATCTGGCTAATGACGTCGAGTCAAACTCAATAGCTTCAAGAGCGACTATAAGAGATATCCTGGACATGCTGCAAGCAACCAGGCAAGGAGCCACACCGAGGGACCTCTTTTCTTTAGCTTGGACGTGCTACCACAATGGCTCCTCACGCTTTGTCACACTGAGCACGAAAGCGCCCTGCGGAATGCCTCACTCGGAACTCAAAGACTTGGTAGAAAATTTTTGCACATTGAGACAATTCTGCGGGTTCTACGCAAAAGCTTGTTACGTCACGGGCAAGCAACAGAAGAAACCACCAGCCAGTTGGTCCCGGAAAGGCTATCAAGATGACGCTAAATTTGCCGGATTTGACTTCTTTAATGCGGTGCTTAGTGACTTTTCCCCTGCCCCACCTGGAGGAA